GGCGGTCGCCGAGGCGGGTAGCGAGGGCGTCGATGTCTTTGTAGGCGGCAGCCACTTTGCCGCTGCTGTCCATCATGGCGACGCGCAAATCCATACCGGCGTTTTCAGCTTCGGCGAAATCCCGAATCGGCACGCTTAGGCCGCGCTTGATGGCAACCGCACCGGCACCGGCGGCCACACCGGCCGCACCCCATCGGCCGGCGGCGGCTTTGGCATTGGATACGCCCTTTTGTGCGTTTTCCAGGCGGTCGAGCGCTGCTTTCTGCCGGCTGATTTCGGCAGTGGAGCGGGCGGCTTCGCGCTGCAGGCGGGCTTGTTCGGTGGCAAAGTTGCGGGTGTCGAAACCGGCTTTTTGCAGCTCGCGGGATAACTGGCGGCTTTCATCGGCCAGCTTTTGCTCTTTGGCGGCAGCGGCGCGGCTGGCGGCCTCAAGCTGTTTCATGCGGGCGGCTTGGGCGGCAGTCGGCGCACCTTGGGCGGCGATTTCGCGGGTGAGCTGCTTAATTTCGCGGGTGAGCTTGTCACTTTCGGCAGCTGCCTGCTGCATCTTGCGCTGCAAATCGCCGTAGGCATTGGATTGGCGCATGGTTTGTTGCACGGCGCGCAGCTTTTGTTGGTTTTCCTGCAACACCCCGCTCAAGCCACGGGCGGCGCGGGACAGTTTGGCAAACGCACCGCTTGCCTTATCGCTGGCACGCATAATAATATTAAGTACAAGGTCTTTTGCCACGTTTGCCTCTTGATGGGAGATTTAAAATGTACCGCGACTACTCACCAATCCGCCCGCTGGCCGATGGGGTAATGCTGGCTTGGGCTTTCTTCGGTTTCCTGTTGCTGATTGGATTGGCGGTGATTTTTGCCGCGCTACTGCTCCAATAAGCCTTCCCCAATTGCTAACGCTCGCTTCGGCGGGCGTTTTTATTCGCCGTCTTCTTCCGCCGGTCGAGTGAGCAGCACGGCGCGATGCGTCCAGCGCAGGAGGGTGAGCAGGGGCATTTCGCCGAAGGCGGCAATGCCGCCGCCGAAGGTGGCCGCGCATTGGGCGAGGCAGTCGGCGACGGCATTGAAAAACTGCAGCTCTTCTTGCTGTGCGGTATCGTAGAGGTGCGGGGCATTGGCTACGATGGCTGCGCAGTCGTCGGCTCGGATGCGGAGGCCGGCAGGTAGCCCAATTCGGCCAGCGCCGCCTCGAACTCCGCTCTCGCTGACGGCGGCGCTGAAAAAAAATCCAGGGCCGTATTTAAAACTTGGGTGTCGGCAATGCCGAGTTTGCCGTATTGCAGGCGGGTGAGCTGCGGGGTACTGATGCGTCCGAGCAGCTTTTGCACTTGGTCGGTGTGTTTGATTTTGATGAGGTCTTGGCTTAGTCCGTCCATGTCTTTGCCCAGCGGCTCGCGCAGGGTGAGGCGGTCGCCGTTGCTCAAAATGACGGTTACGGTGTTGTCTTCGTTGATTTGGATGGATTGGTTGCTTTTCATGGGGTTTCCTTGGGGTGGTGGGATTCAGGCTACCTGAAAATTCAGGCAGCCTTTTTTTGTTACATCATGCCGAGTGCTTTGCGCAGGCCGGCGCGCTCGTCTTGGCCGCCGAAGCTGGCTTTGTTGGCTAATACGTCAAGCTCCAAAATCTCTTGGCCGTCGAGGGTTTCTTTCCAGTAAACCAAGGCAATTTTGAATTTGTGCTCGCCGCCCTCGCCCTGCTTGTCGCTGCCGGGGTCGGCTTCGATGATGCGGCCGCGCGCTTCGCCCTTGAGCTCTTGGTAGGTGCCGCCGTCTTCTTGCTGCAGGGCGCCTTGGTAGCGGATGAGCTTGCCGTTGATGGAGGAGGTCATGGAGCGCAGCATATCGGCGTCGTAACCTTTGCTGGTGATTTCCAGCTCCATTTTTTCAAAGCCGTGCACCACGGTCATTTCCATCATGGCGCCGCCCGGGGTGTAGTCTTCGGTTTTGCGGGCGATTTTTGGGCGGGTTACATCAACGATGACGCCGTATTGGTTTTCGCCATCGACGAATAGGTTAAATCCCTTGAGGATGCGGGGCATTTTCATGGTGTGTAGTCCTTAAATGGTGGTGGCTTTTAAGTTGCTGGCAAAGCTGATTACCTTGTCCACCAAATTAACGAAGAAGGTATCGGTGTTGTGCTGGTTGAAAACCATGTTTTCTAGCGGCGGCACATACGTCCATTCGTAATCAAAGGCAAACTGGCCTGCCTGGATGGCTTGCGGGGTGACTTTGCCTTTATCCAAAAACACACGAGCACCGAGGATGTAGCCTTTATTGACGTATTCGGCCAGCTTGGCGTTGATGCCCATGATGATGTCTTCGATCAGGCTGGGGTGCATGGGTTTATCCATTGCCCACAGAAAGGCGCTGGCAATGGTCTCTTGGATGATTTGTGCGGAGCGGACTGCCACCTCAAAGGCCAGCATGGGATCGCTGGAGCAGGTGCGGTTGCCCCAAACTCTGAAACCGTTTTCACGGATCAGGGTGGTTATATCGGCGTTGTTGATGGTGTTGGCATCACAGTTTTTGTCGAGCAAATCAAAGGTGCGGCCGTATTTGAGCGCGGAGACGCCGTTAATCTCGGTATTGGAGATGGATTTGTGCCAGCCGACCTGCATATCGAGCTTGGCGCGAGCACCGAGCACGCGGGCGATGGTGGCGGCCGGCTTGTTGGCTTTAGCTGTAGTGTCGAATGCCAAGAAGTCGTTATCGATGAGCATGAGCTCACGCTGGCCGAAGTTTTGGCGGTAGCTGGTTACTTCGCTGATGCTTTCCGCACCGCCGGCAGAGGCATAAACAAAGGCACGGGTAGCTTGGGCGAGGCCGACGAGCTCGCTTACTACATCCTGACTGTCCATTTCCGGCACGCCGAGGATTTTCGGGGTTTGGCCGGTGATGGCTTTGGCGCGGCGCAGAGCCTTGAGGCCGGTGTAGTTGCCGCCGGTGGCGCTACCGATGACGTTGGCTTTCAGGGTGTCGGCATTGTCGGATTCGGCCACGCGAACAATCACGATTTGCGCATCGGCTTGGTCGACGATGGCATCGAGTGATTTGGCGAGCGTGCCCTTTTCACCGGCCTTGCCCAACACGTTGTAAGCCGAGGTGTGAAAGACGGGTTTGTTGAGTGGGAAGGTGTCGTTATCGGCATCGTCGGCGGTGCAAACCATGCCGATAATGGCGGTGGAAATATCGGCGATGGCACGGACGCCGTGGGTAAATTCGTTGGCGGTAATGCCGTGGTGGCGGGATGCGGTCATGGGCGGGATTCCTTTTTGACGGACTGCCCCATCATGCGCGATTGGCGCGCACGGGGCGAGGGTTTTGGTTTTTAGGGGGATTTTTTACAGCTGGCAGCCGCGATTGATAAAGGCATACACCACGGCAGGCAGGCTGTTGGGGCTAAAGCGCCAGCTTTCGGGCAGGCCGATGGCCTGGGCGCACCATTCGGAGCAAAACCAGCGGCGGCGGCTGTGGCGGCAGGCAATCGCCAAACCTATCGCACCGGCAAAATCATAGGGCGCGGCGCGGGTGTTATCCCACAGGCTTTGCAAACGTTCGGCCATAGCCCGGCTGGCTGGCAGCGGGATAACATCCCATTTGTCCGGCGGCAGCGGCATGGTTTTCATACGCACCCCGCCGTCGCGGATACTGGCACTACGGCATTCGTACAGCGGCGCGCCATCGGGAGTATCTTCAGGTAGCCTGATGGCGATTTCGCAGTGGCTGTACTGCCCGCGCGTGATTTTGCGGGTGAGCCAATCGGTGGCACGGGCACACCATACGCGCCAGCCGGAGCCGTCGCGGCGGCCTCGATAAAGGGCTAGATAGATGGGTTGTGTACTCATTTGGCGGCCTCCTCAAGTTCGGCAGCGGGCTGCTCGTCAAAGTTAGCCGTCCAGCCGCCGGAGTAGTCATAGTCCAACGGATTGTCGGCTTGGAGCATGGCGGCGCGGTGGCGTTTGGCGTTGTGAAAATCCGCCATCTCGTCGGCTACCATTTGCATGACAATCTCTTCAAACAAGGCTTTGGTACACTTTTCAGGCGGCAGGTCGGTGTTGTCCATTGTCCGCCACGGTTCTTTCAGCGGAAACGACTTATCCGGCAGGGTGCGCAGGGTCAGATATTGCAGCCGCGTGGCATCGTCGGTTTGAAACCACTTACCCACACTTTTCACATACACGCCTTGGCGTAGGTTGTCGTAACGTTTTTGCTTGATACGTTCCCACACTTCCGCTTGTTGTTCGGCCTTGAGTTTGGCGGCACATTCCGGGTCGATATGCCATTTCTCACCATCCCAAGTGCACGATGTACAGGGCGCGGGGTCAGCCAATACAGGCTTGCCGTCTTTGCCCGGCATCACGATTTGCCCGGTACATTGCCCGACAACCAGCGCCTCATGCTCGGCGGCGGTGAGGGCAACCGCGCCTTCCGGCGGTGTGCCGTCGGTGTGCAAAAATCCGTTTTGGTAGTAATACACAGTCATCATCTGCTCCTATTTCCAACGGCCTACGGCCACAAAATTAATCGTCACATCCGGGGTGTTATAGACAGGCTCGTGCAACCAGTAGTGCACGGCCGACTGGTTGCTCTGCCTGTTGTCAATCGTTACCCAAATATCGCGCACGTTGCCTTCAGGGGCGGACATAGTGGCGACCACTACCGGGGCGTCGACAAAGGCCAGCGGCCACGTCAGCACGCGGGCTGTCGGGTTGTTGTTGTGGTTTTGGATGCGTACCGTGCCGGATTCAATCTGCGTGCCGTCCGGCAGCTTGCAAATGTCAAACGTACCGATTTTTTGGTGCACGGTAAGCGCGGCCACCGCCTCGGCAAAGTCGCTGATTTCGACGGCGCGGTGGGTGTGCCCCTTGTC